AACTTTTAACAACGGTTCAGGCGTTGGATAAAAAATTCAACGAATTAAGCCAAGAACAAACCATTGTGCCAAATGGCGTGCCAACCGTTGAAAACGAAAATGTATATAGCGTAAACGGCTACAACATCGACTTATCAAAAGGATTCTAAACAATGAATAAACAAGCATATTACGCCCTAGCGGCAGCATTAGCGAAACACTTTAATCAACCTATTGATTCAGTGTTACGTGGCGAAAGTTTTGCACTTAAAGCACCTGAAGCAGCATTGTTAGGCGAAAATATTCAACAGCGTTCCGATTTCTTGAAACAAATTAATATGATTCAAGTAGCACATACGAAGGGTCAAAAATTATTTGGTGCAACAGAAAAAGGCGTTACTGGTCGTAAACAAACTGGCCGTAATTTGGCTAATCTTGATCATACTCAAAATGGCTATGAATTAGCAGAAACGGACAGTGGCATTATTGTGCCATGGGCATTATTCGATTCCTTCGCTATTTTCAAAGATCGCCGTGTGGAACTTTATAGCGAATATTTCCAAAACCAAGTTGCATTAGACATCTTGCAAATTGGCTGGAACGGTCAAAGCGTAGCAGATAATACAACTCAAACAGATTTGTCTGATGTGAATAAAGGCTGGTTAAAACTTTTACAAGAACAACGTGCCGCCAACTTTATGACCGAATCTACAAAATCCTCAGGCAAAATTACCATTTTTGGTGATAACGCGGATTACGCGAATCTTGATGATTTAGCCTTTGACTTAAAACAAGGATTAGATTTCCGTCATCAAAACCGAAATGATTTAGTCTTCCTTGTTGGTGCGGATTTAGTCAGCAAAGAAACGAAACTCATCCAGAAAAAACACGGTTTAACCCCTACGGAAAAAGCCGCATTAGGTTCACATAACTTAATGGGCTCATTCGGTGGCATGAATGCCATTACCCCACCAAACTTCCCAGCACGTGCTGCAGCAGTAACAACGCTTAAAAACTTAAGTGTGTACACCGAGGCTGAAAGTGTGCGTCGCTCTTTACGTAATGATGAAGATAAAAAAGGTGTGGTGACATCTTACTACCGCCAAGAAGGCTATGTTGTGGAAGATTTAGGTTTAATGACTGCTATCGACCACACCAAAGTGAAATTAAATGGTGAAGAATAGGAATTAACACCAAATGGGAATGCGAGATTTTCAACGCCAAATGCAGGCATTAGCAGACATTAATCAAGTATCAGAGAGCAATACACAACAAAGTGCGTTTGCGACTCACGATAATGATTATGCCGTGCTTGAAATCGCCTTACAAAATGATGTGAACGCAGTACGCGCATTCCCGACACGTGCCGAAAAATTAGATTATAAGCGTGACCGCTTTTTGCCAAAGTGGTTGCCGTTTGTGAATGAATATTTAGATAAAGGGGCAATTTATCAGAATGATTACTTGGTTTATTGCATTGTGTATTTGTTTGACATTGCTGATTTTGACCGAGCCTTGTCACTGGCTGAAAAAGCAATTGAGCAAAACCAATCTATGCCGCAAGGGTGGCAAACCACATTGCCAAATTTCATCGCCGATCAAATCTACAACTGGACCGATAAAACCGCCGCAGCAGGTCAATCCGTGGAGCCATATTTTACGCAAACTTTTAAAAACGTGGCGACCCAGTGGAAGTTGCACGAAATTGTCACAGCGAAGTGGCTCAAATTAGCGGCGGCACTGCTTTTACGCAGTCCTCAAGGCAAAGTACAAGCCAGTGGTATTGATGATGCCGAAACCCTTGTACTGGCTATTCAGTTATGTAACCGCGCTTTCCAATTCAATCAGAAAGCGGGTGTGAAAAATATGATTGAGCGTTGCATGATGCGTTTAAACGCATTGGCAAAATCGGGCGATTACGACCCGACCAGTCTTCCCCAAGTGGCGGGTTTGAGTTTGGAAAAACAGCAAATTGATTTTGATCTTGTTATTGAAAAACTCACTGCCCGCCCACTCCAAAACAGCGAGGAAGGCAATGTTTAACGGCAGAACGCAAGATTATGATGACTCTGTCATCACAAATAACGGATTTTGGTCGGATATTTATGTGGAAGAGTTTCAAAAGCAACGCGCCATTCCGTTGCAAATCCCTGTGGAAATGGTGAAAACGGCACTCATTGCCGCTATGCAAGGCGTTAATTTAGATCTTGCCGAGGTTGAAGAAAATCACCGTAAAAATGCGGTCAATTCTGTGCAAGAAATTTCAACACAGTGGATTAATGGCGAAAATTATGCCGAAACCCTGTACAAAAAAGCGGTATTTGCCCGCGCCAAAGCGGAGTTACTCCCAGAATTTAACACCCTTTCAGGGCGTGAAATTCACCAAAACCGCGAATACGTGGCCGAGCAAAAAAGCCTATTAGCTGAGGCAACCCACGCTATTCGTACATTAAAAGGTAAAAAGCGGGGTTCTGTGTGGCTACTGTAAAGAAAATGCGCTATCAGCAACTGACGGAGTTTTTACTCACAAAATTGCCGAAACGTTACCACGGGAATTTTTACAGTTGGATTGAAGACGGCAAATTGTTGAACGAAGGGCGACAAGTGACGGAAAACGGCATAGAAGTGTGTCACCTTTCCTATAACGGTGTATTTCACTTTGAGGCTTTGCCATTCAACGAAATTTCCCCCGCTTATCTAATGGCGCATATTCAAGTGTGGGTAAACGAAAATGACCCCATGCGCGATGTATTGGATGAAAATGAAATCCCATTTGATTTAGACATTATCGACGATAACACGGCAGATTTAATCTTTACTATCGCTTTCCGTGAGCCACTGACGGCAATGGAAGATAGCGAAGGCGAATTAAAAATTGAGGGTGTGAATTATCGTTTAGATGAAATTGAAGTTTTCACGGCCGAAGAAATTGATGTTGTCGTAAGGGTTGAACATGAACATCCGAATGGGGATTGATAAAGAAGACTTAAAGAAGTTCTTGAAAGATCTTGAAATCATCAGTTTACCTGATAAGAAAAAACGTGAAATTTTAATCCGCTCTTTGCAAATGATTAAACGCCAAGCAGTGAAAAGTGCGGCAAACCAACGTAACCCGATGGGCGGAAGTTGGAAGAAACGAAAAAACGGCACAGCAAAAATGCTACGCCGAATTGCAAAGTTAGCCAACAGTAAAGCTGAAAAAGCACAAGGCGCATTGTTTTATAAACAAAAACGAACGGGTGAAATTGCGCAAGAACATCAAGAGGGAATTCCGCACTTATTTAAAAAAACGGAATTTACTGGCAAAAATAAAGGTGGCATTGGGTCGGACCCTTGCACCTTGCGCCAAGCAAAGAAATTAAAAGATTTAGGTTATACCGTGGCGAACGGTAAAACAAAAAATGGCAAGGCGAAACGCCGCAAGCCGACATTAAGCGAAATCCGCAGCACCTTATCACGTGCGAAAGCCAGTTTGATTATTCGTAAACTGGAAGAAAAGAACGGTATGAATCCAAGTAGACATTTAACGCAATGGATAATTCCAACGGAAAAACGCCCATTCTTGGATACACGTGAAGAAGAAAACGCCAAGATTATTCTGGCGGAAATTCAAAAATATACTCAAAAACAACAATAAGAGGACAGTAAAGAATGTTCCCATCTGTACAAATTAACGCCCTTAATCAGTTAAGTGGCGAAACCAAGGAAATAGAACGTCACGCATTATTTGTTGGCGTAGGCACCACTAATCAAGGAAAGTTATTGGCATTAACGCCCGATTCTGATTTTGACAAAGTATTTGGCGAAACCGATACCGACTTAAAAAAACAAGTGCGTGCGGCAATGCTTAATGCGGGGCAAAACTGGTTCGCACACGTGTATATCGCACAAGAAGACGGCTATGACTTTGTCGAATGTGTGAAAAAAGCCAATCAAACCGCCTCTTTTGAATATTGTGTCAATACCAGATATTTAGGCGTAGATAAAGCAAGTATTGGTAAATTGCAAGAATGCTATGCAGAACTACTTGCTAAATTTGGTCGCCGAACTTTCTTTATTCAGGCCGTACAAGGTATTAATCATGATCAATCTGACGGTGAAACATGGGATCAATATGTGCAGAAACTTACCACTTTGCAACAAACCATTGTCGCCGATCA